CACAGAATAAGAAAATCGTCTTCCTTCAGTTGTAATACCGTCTGTTTTTTGAAGGTCATTATACTGAAGGTATGGAGTATCTTTTGTAAATACTCTACAATATTCAGTTCCAACTTCTTGTCCAATTGCCCCAACATACGATAAAACTCTTGAACCTTTAGTCATTTCTTTATATCCATCATTGAATACTTTACTAACTTGGTCAATCGCATTACCAGCATGTTGTAATCTTTTACCACCTTTTGGTTGGCTATCAATAATTCTTTGTGTCTTATCAAGTATGGAACCTTCTTTAAAAGTCCTTTCAGTTGATTGGGTTGAATTATAAGATGATGGTTTAAAATCAGAATCTTGATTTGTTACTTCTCCACCGACACCAACATGTTTACCCGCATTATCTTTATATTTTGGTGACACCCAAGTAAATCCACCTTCAATACCTCCTCCATTACTATATGTTGGTCCGTTAGCACCTAAACGAATTTCGTTACTTGGGCCTTCATATAATTGAGCCAACTCAGATGGACCATAAACAGGGTCTTGTTGTTCATTACCAAATGCGTCATTTGGTAGTGCTCCTGATGGTGAGAATACTCTTGATGGGTCTGAAGATGTGCTTCCAACATAAAAATTTGAAGTGTTTGTACTAGTTCCAACTAGCGCACCACCTAAAGTATCTAATAAACTCTTATCATAATTTGGTTTAAACTTATTATAATTAAGGTTTTTCCATAAAATAGATTTTTGACCTGCACCTGTATTGTTGTAAAATATTTGAGTTCCTGTTTTAGTTGGTCCCAATAAATTACTTATAAAATTACCTACAGCCGCAATTGGATTTGCTAATAAAGATTGTGCTATTGTTGTTGGTTGCGGTGGATTTATACTAGTGTCAAAATAAGAACCCGGTATTATTGAAAATGGTGCAGTAACTCCACCAAGACTAACGGCAAAATTTGCAGCAACCGCTAATGGATTTGACGATACTGTAATGGTATAGTTTGGTTCTATTAAGGGTATTTGACCACTTAAGATATTAACAAGGTTACTACCACTATTAATATTTAATATGTTAGCATGTCCAAGAGTTTGTCTTAATATTTCTCGACCAATACGGTCTTCAAATTCTTTTTTTAAAGTTTTTGCTCCTAATCTAGCAATAAATGAGTCATCACTCAATAAACCATTACTACCTTGTGGGTCATTATCTAATAAGATTGAGAGTGGTCGATAGGACGAAGGAACAAATTTAAAATAAGGTTGTCCATTTGATTGTTTTTGGTCAGGTAAAAAAGTGTTTAAAGTTGTTATTGCCTCTCCAGCGTCAAAATTATTATTACTTGAGTACCCATTTAACGGTCTCCATATTTGAGTTGCAGCAAATCCGGAATCAACAATATGAGCATCTTGTTGTCCTGGCCCATATTCTCCTTGATTTGAAAGGGTATTTAAATTTCCACTAACATCGGGAGCTTGGTGATATCCTCCTTCAGCTCCCCACTTGTTAAGTGGATAACTTGAATTAGCAAAGTATGGGGTATCAATTAAATAATCGGGACTATCAACAACAGAATAATTTGACTGAATAACCTCAAAATTAATAGGTGGGGTGGCAGGACTAGGTGATTTAGCGTATGGAGCTAAATTTCTAGGAATTAATTTTTGTCTAAATCCTTCACTATTTACAAAATCTAACGGGCTACCCATCAATATCTTTATTATATAAATAGGTTAGTTTGTATTTTTTAATTGTTAATTAAATGTTTTCTGATTAGTATGATAAAACTCCAGACCCTTTATTTTCCGAAGAATTTTGTTTTGTAAGGTTAACAACATATTGTTTAAATTTATCGTTATTGAATATATCATTTAATTGTTGTTGAGTTAAAGTTGTTCCTGGTGGTGTTTGAATTGTGATTTTAAATTCTCCAAAATCAACTTTACTATTGGTATTTAAATTTTGACTACTTGAACCTTTATTATTTAAATTTTCCTGAATTGGGTTGTTTTTTTTTCCTAATACATTTGATAAACCTAATACTTGGACTTCCTCTTTATTTTCTTTTATTTTTGTTTCAGTATTTTTTGATTCACTTAGTGGAGTCCCTGTCGCGGTTAAAATCTCAGAAGCAAACTTTTTAAATTCTTTTTCAATACCACTGCTACCTGTTACTTTTTTATTTGCGTCAGAAAGAATATTTTTAAAAGCTTCAATTCCTTTTTCACCTAAACTATTTGCATCATTTACTATAGTACTTTGGAGGGTTTCTAATTGTTTTGCAAATTCATCGTTAGTTAGTTTACCTGCGTCTTTTGCAATAAATAATCCACTCATTTTATCTACCGCATCATTAATTTTTTCAGTTATTACAGCACTTTCAGGAACATTTTTATCGACAGAATTTGTAAGGGCATTTGTTATTCTTTCCGCTCCAACAATATTACCTCGTACAACGGATGCACCGGCAACACCATAAGTTCCTTTGGCGGCAGTTCCTTCAATTGCGGCCTGAATATTTTTTAATACATCCAACTGACTTATTTGAATTTCTTCTAAGGTCTTAGGTTTTTCATCTTGTTGTTTTCTTAAAGCTTTAAGTTCTTCATTTGTAATTTCACTTAACTTAATTTTATCAACTTCCCCCGTCTTATCATTTTTAAGTTGTACAATGTATTCTCCACCCTCTCCCATTGTTGCCATATTTGCCAACAATTCTTTATCTTCAGGTTTGTCAAAATTTAACGCTGGATTAATGAACGAAAGTCTTTTATCTAAATCTACCGCGGCTAAAGCACTTTTTGCTAAATTATCATAAGAAATTCCAGTTTCTGTTGCCATTTCCCTCAAAGTTAACATTCCTTGTGGGTTTATTTTAAATGATTTTGTTTTTTCATCAAATTGAACAAACTGTTTTGTTGCCTTAATTAAACTATCTTGTAATGCTCCTGGGTCATTGATTGCGTCATTCATTAATGCAAATGGGTCACCTAATTGGCCAACAGCAACACCTAATCTTTGTAAAGCCGCGGCGGTCTTAATTGCTCCGTCAGGGTTCATAACATCTTCCGCAAACTTAAAGGTATCTGCCATATCAAACCGTAACATTGACGCTTGTGCCGCCATTTTAGCCAACCCAACAACACCATCGGCAAAATTGTATTTATTCATGTTCTTCATGTTATCATTAACATCGCCCATAACCTCTTTCGCATTTAAACCAAGACTTTGAATATACTGAATAGAACCTTCTAAATTAACACCAATTTGAGAAGTTTCATACCCAACTTCCGCAAAACTACTAACTAAAGTTTCAGAACTAGTTCCTAATACACTATATGCCGCATATAATTTTTTAACTTGTTCTTCAGTCGCAATAACATTTCGTCTTGACCCTGCGGCAATATTTTGCATAGTTGTACCAACATCAGTTATTGAACCACCTAAACGAATAACTCCTGCAGCCGATTTTGAAACGGCATCGGCCATTTCATCCATTCTGGTTCTACCTTCTAAAAATGCGTGATTAAGCGTATTAGCCTCATTATACATGCTGCCAATAGCATCAATAATTTTTTCAATTGGGGAACCTAAACTTTCAATACTATTTTTAAGTCCCTCTACAGAACCTTCACCATCTCCTGTTCCCATCTATTTTTGTTATTATATTTTTTTTTAGTTTACGTATGAACTTACAAACCAACAAAGATTGGTTTACTTCTTAAATATAAATAGATTAAAGAATTTTTTTTTTAAGTTTTTTGGTTATCTTCTATCCACTTATCTAATAAGTATTTTCTTACAAACAAGGGCATTCTTTCAAAATCTTGATAAGAAATTTTCATTAGTGTTGTTAAATAATAAAATTCGTCGATTTGAACTTTTCTATAATCAGAAGAAAGGGAGAAAAAAGTCAACCCCAAAACCAACATTCACTGTTAGCTTTTCTCCTGACGGGGCTATAATTGTTTTAGTCATATCTAATCTTGGTTCATTTTCATTCATAAATTTTCTTATGAACTTTGAGTCTGAAATTGGCATCGACTCAACAAACTTTGCAATTGATGCTTTATCGGTTGACCCGTCAACTTCAATAATTTCTTTTTGCATTCTCCAAGTTACCTTTGGAACAACCCTACCTTGAGGATATGTTTCTGCTAATTTACCAATCTCAATAATTTCACCGTAACTTAATGGTTTAAGTTTAATTGTAGATTGTGATTTTGGTAAAAGAGTTGTAAATGAACCGTCCTCATTTGGTTGTTGACCATTAATAATATTTAATTGGTCTAATAATACGTTTGATTTAAATGGTTTTTTAGTGACAGGGTCAGTAACATTTAATGTTATTTCAGGCCCAAATCCTGTATTTCTTAAAAATATTAGGATTGCTTCAACGTCACCTTCAAGTAATTCCTCAACTTTAATATCAGGTTCGTAAATTTTTGCTCGTAATAAAGTCATCGTTAAATCATTTGCACCACCCATTAAAATGTTTTCATCTGAGGCGGTAAGATAACCAACTTTAATTGATTTTTTTTTATTTTTATAAAAAATTCCTTGGGAAGGTAATTGTACCACATCATGTGGTAATGTGAAGTTTTCTTGACCGTAGTCCATTGATTGAGTATCCATATAAAAAATTAACCGTAAAGTTTATTGTCTTTACGGTTAAATATAATTAGATTTTTTTAATTATAAACATAATTCTTATTTAATTATGATTTATAGTAAATGAATAGAAGTATTGTATTACAAATATGTCTTACTTTTTATTCTTTAATATTAATTTTTATTTTTTTTGGTTATTAATTTTATATTCTGTTAAATTTGTGTTCCGACTTCACCAGATGTTGATGTCTCATTTTTAACTGGTTCGAGAGCGGTAGTTGTTTGTTGAGTTGTTTGTTGAGTTGTTATCCCTAATGCTTTATTTATCGCGTCGATAGTTTTTGGACCTATACGATTGTCTGTATCTAATCCTGATTGTTTATTAGTATTTAACCACTTTTGCATAGCCCTATTAGAGACAAAAGTCGCATTTGTTGCTGTATTAGAGACAGGAGTCACATTTGTTGCTGTATTAGAGACAGGAGTCACATTTGTTGTAGTATTAGAAACAGGAGTCACATTTGTTGCTGTATTAGAGACAGGAGTCACATTTGTTGCTGTATTAGAGACAGGAGTCACATTTGTTGCAGTATTAGAGACAGGAGTCACATTTGTTGTTGTAGTAGAGACAGGAGTCACATTTGTTGCAGTATTAGAGACAGGGATTTCCTCATCTTCGTATGGTCCCGCCTCTGAAATAATTTTTTTAATAGTTTTTTCTCTTTCTTTAGAATGCATTTTTAAGATATGTCTTACTTCTTCTTCATTAATATTAATTCTCATTTTTTTAGTTATTAATTTTATATTCTATTAAATTTGTGTTCCGACTTCACCAGGTGTTGATGTCCCATCTTTAACTGGTTCGAGAGCGGTAGTTGTTTGTTGAGTCCCCTTAGTTAATGCGTCGTAAATTGCCTTTCTAGTTTTTCGACCTAAATACCCGTCTGGTACTAATCCTGAACTAAATTTAGCGTTTAAATTTTTTTGTAATTCGATAACACTTGGGTTTGGGGGTCTTTTTACTTTTGTTTGTACTAATTTAGGGTCAGATTTTTTTACTAATTTAGGTTCAGATAAAGATGGCTCAAATCCTTCTATTGGATGTGATTTTTGATATTTAATAATCTGCTCCGACATTGTTTTATTATCATATTTACCGAAGAGTCCTAAATTAAATGTCAAGTTTATACTTTCTGAGTCTAGTATAATTTTATCTGCCAGTTGTCCTGCATATTTACCTCCTAAGAATTTAAATTTTGCACTAACATTTGTTGCCGAATCTGTGAACAAAATTGGATACCCACCATTTGTGGTTAAATCTTTATATATTATCCAACTATTATTCCAATACATAAATGAGGAATCATCACCATTTGAGTTTTCCCATTTAACTGGGATACCATGTTTTGTTAGTACATTAAATAGTATTTTCCAATACCCTAATGGTCCATCACCATCTCTATTCCAACCTGTAGGTCCTTTGTAAAATAGGTCGTTACCAAGAGCATCCTTTCCTATCATTCCATAATTATGCGTTTCTGCGTCAAAACCAACTTGTTCATTCAAGTTTAAATATCGTCTTTTAGCCGACTCGTGAAGATGACGAATAATTTTTTTTTCCTCGTCATTTGCAAAAATTAATTTTTTCATAAATTTTCTTTATTAATAAGTATCTTAAAAACATTAATTAATATTCGTTAGAGTAAAAGATTAATTCTTATTGTTGTTGGTATTTAAACAATTCATTAATATGTTTTATAACATAAAAAAAGGAAACGATTTCTTGTCTCCTTTATCTTATTACGTTTTATTTGATTTATGTCTATTCTCAATACCCAACATTGGTTGTAGGTTATCTAAAGGTCAACAAGACATAAATTCACTATCAACCATTTCTTGGATATTAAAATGAGTTAGTAAACCAACACACATCTATCCATTCTTAAAGAAGCCGTAATTTCGGCCAAAGCATCTTGACTATAAGATAAGGTTCCAAAATTTACATCAGTTAAGAATGTTCCGTAAAGAATCCATTTTTCAACAACAACTCCTGTTGGGTCCAACATTTCAAGGTCAATGTCTTTTTTGTATCCCGCAGCATAACCCATACGACCTGTCACGGATTCAGCGTGTAAACGAACCCACTCCATAAGTGCTTGAGCGGCTGATGGACCAATAGGGTCACGAAACTTAACACTAATTGGGTCCCAATTAAATCTACCAGCAACAAATGTTGATGTGTTTAAGAATTGTATTTCAGTTGCTCCAATTTTAATTGCTGGTCTTGAAGCACTTTCAACAAACCATTCGTTAATACCTAAACTTGATGGAAACCTTAAAATAAAACGATTTTGTCGTTTTGGTTCATAAGGTATCGGCATTTTCATTAATAAATCAGCCATGTTATTTTATTTTTTTTGTTTTAGTTGTTTATATTCTATATGTATAAATATATCCTTGTTAAAATTTTTTTCTATTTACTTTTATTTTATCAAAATTATAATCTATTTATATTTATTTTTAATGCCACTAGCAGTAGAATAAGTCTTAATTATGTTATTTGGTTTATTTATAAAATGTTTATTCATTACTTCTACATTTTTAATGTCGTCATCTGAAAATCCAATAGTTGGTTGCTCTGGTATAAAGTTATTTGATATATCATTTTTAATAAACGCTCTTTTATTTAACTTATTAGCCATTTTTCTAATATAGGAAGCAAATTTTTCCATATCACGAACTTTAGCCTCTTCAGGATTAACCGCACCTGACTCATCACCAAAAGACACTGGATAGTACTTATTTAGGTTCAAATACGACTTAATTAATTCATCATCACTTATATCATTTTCACCGACAAACGTCCTGTATTTTTTAAGGTTTTTAACTAGTTGATTTTTATCAATCCCATTAAATCCGTTGATAATATAATTATAAACAGCTTGTTTTAAAATATTTGGGTTATGACCTCTTGCAGTAATTATTGAAAAAATTGAACCATTATTAATGGCTTCTTTAAAATCATCGAAAGCTGGTCCAACATTTGCCATCATAGCGTCAACTAAAAAATCTTTATCACCTTCGGTTCGAAAATTTTTAAATGGATTTTTACCAAACCCAACAATAATTTCTCCATTATATTTAAAATTTTTTTTCCCAATTTTCTCCCTATGTTTTGCAAAATCATTAGTATTCATACCAATTTCGTCACCGTCTTCAGTTTTTACTATTATTTTGGTTGGCATGTGGACAATATTGTCATCCCAATCAAACGCGTAATATTTCATGTCTGGAGTTCCTTCTTCTTTAAATCCTTCTCTAAGTTGTCCTTTCATAATTAGATAATACGGGGCAGTTATATACCCCGTTAATTTTGTTAAATATTTTCAAATGAAGCCCCTGTTGGTGTAATTAAGAATTCAATATCTATAAATTCTAACGCCCTTGTAGGTTTTAAATAAATTTTACCTGTTAATGTGTTTCTGTCTAAATCTTCAGGTGAAGACGAAACAGTTACACGGAAATCATATAAACCTCTATCTCTTCTAATTGAATCCAAAATAGGATTAACACTATCCAAGAATTGTTGTCTAACAACTTGGTCGTTTTGTTCAAATAATAATCTTACAGCTACTGCGGAAATTAACTTACGAGCTTGAAGTAACAATCTTCTCACATTCAATCTATTAAGTGCTGAGTCAGCAACTTGTAATGTTTTATTACCCCAAATTACAGTTCCAACATCAGAGAAAGTTGCTATAGGATTTATTCTACCTTGATATAGTACATCTCTGTCGGTTTGTGTAAGTTTTTGTCTCGCCTTAATAGAGTTTACAAGTCCTCTAGTATAACCCGCAGATGCAAACCAAGGGAATGAAATGTTATCGGTTAAAGCTAAGTTTCTACAAACCTCACCTGTCGGAGGTAAATAAATTTGTGTGTTATTAACAGTATCTCTTGTTAAAATCCAAGGGAAATAAGTTGCAGTATAGTTAGAGTCAATTCCTGTATTATTTAAATTGTCAACTGATTCTTGAGGGTAAATAATGTCTAAAGGATTTGTTCCGTCTGGAGTATACATTCTATAATCAGGTGTGGTACAAATATAAACCGAATCCGCTCTTGAAAATTGAATCATGTCTATCGCTTCCTCAACAAGGTTTGAGTTATTTACGTAGTCAATACTTGCACTTGCAAATATATTAATGTTAGTTGATTCTGGATTTGCAAATGATAGAATACCAAGTAAATATGCGTAGTAGTCAGTATTCGCAAAATCTTGAGTATTGTTCTGAACCACAATTCTTTTAAACAATCCATCACCTGTTGCGGTTGGATATCTTGATGAAGGTGCAGTACCCGCCAAATAACCCGCAGCTCCTAATTGAAATCTATCTTCGTTAGTTCTCCACTCTCTATAAATGTCCCAACCATCAAACCCACCAGCAAAACATAGTGTGTATTTTCTTGAATATATGAAATAATACGGATTTTCTTGTGTTTCTGGGTCACTTCTAAATTCAGCAGTACCACATTCAAAAGCTGTTTGACCACTTGTCATTGATGTGTTAGCAATTGATACAACAGTTGCTCCTGAGTCCATATGGAAACCTTTACTAGTGTAATTCCATTTAAATGAGTCAGTTGCCAAAGCCCAATTTGATTGAGGGTTTTGTTTTCCTTTATAAGTTAAAAATGACTCATCAATTCCATACTGTGTTGAGAACCCTAAATATGTTCTTCTTATAACATCTCCAGGAGATTCAACAGTATTTGAGCCACCAATAGGTGTTCCAAATGGTGGGTTAGCAATAACTTCTCCAGGGTAATTATATTTTATTTTATATTTTGGATATGGTGATGGGTAAACCGAAGCGTCTTCATATTCTCTTTGTGTGTAACCACGGAAACCACAAGGTAGTGAGTCAATTGGGTATTCATCTGCCATTTCAACCATAACATATCTTGAAATTAAGGCAAATTCACCATTAGATGAACCTATTTTTTTTCCAATAAAGTTATTTGATGCTGGGTCCATATTACAATTTGTGAATTTTTCAATTACAACTGGATTTGAGTCAGAGTCATAAAAATTTCTAATCATAACATCAAACGACATATTATTGTACGATAAGTTAGCGATTGAAATTTTAACTTCAGTATTTGCATCATTTCCATCGGAAATTGATATGAATTTAAATAAATTATAAACTTGGTTACCTCTTAATTCAGAAACCAAATAAGGTGTTTCAGGTGATTGGTATTTTTCTAAATTCCAAGCAATTGATTGACTTGATTGACTTCTAGCGTCAGGTAGCGCAATTAAATCACAATTTAATCCACGGATATAATTTTGACTATAAGCATAATTCAAACTTCCCTGATAAAGTTCTTCAACATAAATAGGAACCGCGTATCTTGATTTACCAAAATTATCAACACCTAATACTTTTGTAATATATTTTGACGAAGATGCACTTAATGACGTTTCAAATGAAAATGTTTTATTATCATTTGTTAAACCCGATAATAAAAAAGATGAATAAGGTGATTCTGTAATACCTGAATATTGTCCAGTACAAACTATTTGTAAATTATTTGGAACCCAAGTATTATTATTATTGTAATCAATACCAACCTCATAAACTGGACCATGGTCATTACTTCCGGCACTATTAACATAATTACAAATACCTCGTGAACGAATAGTACCAACAACCATATTATTGAAGTCAGTGTACGCCATACCTGTAAAATTAACGGAAGCTCCAGAAATAGTGACAGTAAAATTAGAATCCACAGTATTAATAACATTATCAATAACATAATAAAAAGAATAACCTGAATAATTGTTTCCTGAAGAAATATTAAAATTAGCATAAAGCCAAGGGTCGTTTGACGACGCAGATAAATCATTTTCTTCTAAGATAGGTACACAATCATATGGAGTTATTACATTAGGTCTTCCATATGTAAGATAATAATTGTCATCATAAAGTATTGAACCATATATAACTGATGTTGTTGCAGAAAGTGATGTCGTATTTACAATCTCACTTAAATAATTGTTAAAGTCGGTTTGTATTGTAGATGTTGAACCGTCTTGTAATTTATATTGTTTATTTAATTGAACTTGGTTTGGTAATGACCCACTTGCAATTCCAAATGTACCTCCCGATGATGTACCAGTAAACGTTGCGGTAAAAGCTACGGGATTTGATGGTGCAGAAATAGTTGTTGGGTCAACATTAGCAACTAATGAAAGACTCCAAGATGGTCCTGCGTCATATCCAGACAATCCTAAAATTCTTGTTACAAACAATTGATTTGATTGTTGTAAATATGATTTGGCAATATACGCCGCCTCATATTTTGGTATCTGAGTACCATAAAATTTAACGGGCTCTGTTCCACCAAAATATGATTGGAATTCGTCAAAATTTGTTATGAATACTGGTTCAAATGCTGGACCTTTTAAAGTTTCTCCAACAAGGCCTAAAGTTGTTACCCCCACACTTTGGGCGATAAATGATAAGTCGGTTTCCGATGTGTACACTCCAGGTGATACAAATACTTTTTGATTTGCTTGTGCTGCCATTATTAAATTATTCTGTTACAGATTTATTTTATTGATAAATATTAGAGTTTTTATGAAAAAACTTTACTTTTAGATAAGTATTTATAAAGAGTATGAATAAATACTGCTTTTTTTCTACCTATGAATCCGAAAAAAGAAATAAAAAACATCAAAATATCTCCTGAATCACACGATATTTTAAAAAAATATTGTGATAAACGGGGAATAAAAATTTACAAATTTTTAGAAAATTTAATTATAGAAAAATGTAAAGAAAAGAAAGACATTTATGGGGAAAATTAAATTAATTTATTTTCATATAGTATGTTTGATTCTTTAGTATTGTCATTTTTTGTAACTTCTATAGTTAAAATATCGTTTGTTGTAATCTCAATTTTTTGAAGGTCGCTCCCATAATAATCATTATTAATATATACATCAAAAGTATCAACATTACTTGTTGAAAGTAAATTCATATTTGAGCTAAATTCAATAACATCTGTTAAACTTGTATTGCCCGAAACAAATAAAAACGGAGTTTCAAAATTATCAGGGTTTTTAGGATATTTGTTTATTCTTTTTTTTCTTGTCGCTGTGTTCATTTCAATTAATTGAGTTACTCTTTGAATTGCTGGTTTTACTTCAAATTCTTCTTCATCTATTAAATAACCCAACATAGTAAACTCATAATTTTGGACGTAATATTTTCTAGATTCCATACTTAATTGAGATTCGTCGGAAATGTTGGCTAATATAATTGGTATGTATTGACCTTTAATAAATGTATATGCTTGTTTTGACGAAAATGTTTGCATCACAATCTTATTAAGTTGATTTAACTCTCTCATTCTATTACAAATAATTTTTACATTATATGTAATATCTACAGGAACTGGTTGTGGAATTGTATAAATATCCATTCCTTGTTCGTTTCCATTCCAAGTTGGTACCGAAGCATAATAAAATTGTTTTCTGTTTGGTATTGTATATTGAAGTGATGGATTTGTACCATACTTAACTTCAGGAGTCCTAACGACAGTAATGAATGGGGGTGTTGGATTATAGTCAACATCCACAAATTTCCAAGTTTCTAAATATTGTGTCCAATTTTGAGTTGTGATTATAATATCTAACAATGGAACTATTTTACCTGAGGTAACAACTTTAAGTTTATCTTTAACAAATTCAAGCATACCCTTATCCAAATCCGCATGTAATACTGATTTGGGTAAATAAGTTCCATCGTCTTTAATATATTCTAAAAGTTGTTCTCTCCTTTCAGATAAAACTTTTTTTGGTACTAAAGGTAATGTTGGTTTAACTATTGTTCTTGGTAGTGGCATGTTATTATTTTATTATAATCCGTTAAATTCGTCAGGACTTACATATGTTGCAACAATCGTTCTATAGAATGGTTTATATCCACCGTAAGTGTGTTTAGTGTCAGACACAACATATCCGTCATCACTAATGGAATAGTATCTGACTTTAGACTCTGTTTCATAATATCCAAGGTAATCCCCCATCCAAATCTCAACACCTAAGTCATCAAGTTGTTTTTGATAAATTGAGAACTTTAAATTTCCAGGTTCTTGTATTTCAACTTTAGAACTACCGTATAACTTATTAGTTGGTGCCATAACTTGAACTAAACCTTTTAATTCAATAGGAGCCATAAATTGTATCCCATCTTCTAAAACTTCACCGTAAACATCGTCTTTTTTTGTTTTATACCTATCAATACGATACAACACAACGGTAAAATTCATATCACCCTCAAGCCATTCTTGTCCCATATCAATATCAAGGTCAAAATCTTCATTACCAAAAAATTTGCCTAATCTTGTAACTGGAACTAACTTTTCTAATGTCCGTTTCATATATTGATAAATACTTAAAGTTTTATTATATTTTAAATAAGTTTATTAATATTAAATGAGTAACGTTAGTTTAGAATCAAAGGCAATGTCCATTCTTGAGTCATATGAGGGTGGCAATAACTATATCTTGGAATTAAAACGTAAATCACAGGTTAATAGAAAATTTTATCCAACAAGGAGCCAATCAGAATACATTATCAATTTTCACAATAAACAACCAAAAGTTGCAAAGAAATGGGTAATCCTTGACACATACTTTGCTCAGAAATTAGCCGACGACAAATTATATACCGAAATCCCCCAAAAAGTTTGGGTTGAGAAGTTATTAGCTGATAAAGAAAAGGCTTACCACATTTGGGGTAAGGTTTTTGAAAATGAAGAACTTCACGATTTTTGGTTACCAAAGGCCGCAATTATCAAAGACAATTCAGTTAAAGATGTGGTAATTGATTATTCAAAATATTCTCATCGTCCACCACTTGAACATCAAAAAGAAGCAATTCAAAAATTAGTTGAGAATAAAAAGTTTATCCTTGCCGATGATATGGGTCTTGGTAAAACAACCTCAACAATTATCGCCGCGTTAGAATCAAATTCAAAAAAAGTATTAATTATTTGTCCTGCAACATTAAAAATTAACTGGAAACGTGAGATTGAAAATTACTCGGACAAATCAATCTACATTGCAGAAAGTAAAAATTTCAGTACCGAAGCTGATTTTGTAATCATAAACTACGACATAATTAAAAATTTCCATGACCCTAAAAAGAAAAACGAATCTCAAGTCCTTGCGTCCAACTTTGATTTAGTTATTATCGATGAAGCCCATTATATTAGGAATGGTACGGCGCAGAGGACGAAACTAATCAATGATATTGTCAAAAATACCGAAAGACTTTGGTTGTTAACGGGTACACCAATGACATCACGGCCAATCGATTATTTTAATTTATTAAGTATAATTGATTCTCCTGTTGCAAAGAATTGGATGGCATACGCTATCCGTTATTGTTCTGGATACCAATTTAATGTTGGGGGAAGAAAGATTTGGAATGTAACAGGGGCGTCAAACTTGGAAGAGTTAAGAGACCGAACCTTAGGTTTAACATTAAGAAGATTAAAAGAAAATGTTCTTGATTTACCCGATAAGATTATCACACCTGTTTACCTAAGATTGAAATCAAAATTATATGAAAATGTTATGGGAGAATACTATGATTGGTATGACAAGAACCCTGACGAATCCAAATCATTAACCGTTCAATTTTCAAAGTTAACAAAAATTAGACAAATTATTGCCGATGAAAAAATTGAACAAACTATTGAACTAGCGGAAAATATTCTTGAGCAAGATAAGAAAGTAATCATTTTCTGTAATTTCACCGATTCGTTAAATAAAATTACAGAACATTTTGGTAAAGCTGCAGTTAAACTTGATGGTTCTATGTCAAAACCCAACAGACAAAACTCCGTTGACCAATTCCAAGATAACCCCAAGATTAAAGTCTTTGTAGGTAATATTAAAGCGGCTGGTGTCGGTATAACATTAACTGCTGCTGAAGCTGTTATTATGAATGACTTATCATTCCTTCCATCAGACCACGCCCAAGCTGAAGACCGAGCTTATCGTTACGGTCAAAAAAATAACGTTTTGGTTTATTATCCAATATTCGAAAATACAATCGAAGGTATCATCTACGATATCCTAAACAACAAAAAACAAGTCATTGCAACTGTAATGGGAGACAACCAACATCCAGCAGATGCTGCAGAAGAAATCCTACAAAGAATTAATGAATTGAGATATTAACAAAGAACGGATTATTTATATATAACGGATAATCCAATACTATGAAAAAAACAGAAGAGAAAATCCAACAATTAGAGTTACAGATACTTGAAAATCACGTAACCAAAGAAAAAGAGTTGTTGATTACAGAAATGAAAAAAATCGGAATAGAGAAACTACCTTATTCCTACTCAGCCCTTAAACAATTTATTGACCCCGAAACCATGAGTTTCCATTACAATAAACATTACAAAGGGTATGTTGATAAACTAAACGACGCATTATCAAAGAAAAAATACGGAGATTTAGATTTAGAAAAAATAATTAAAACAATCAGTCGTTTTGATAAGACAATTCGAAACAACGCAGGTGGAGCATTTAACCACGCTTTGTTTTGGAATATGTTAACTCCCGAACCAAAAAAACTAACTGGTGAACTTTATACAAAAATCACCAAACAGTGGGGAACATTCACAAACTTTAAAAAAGAATTTGAAAAACAAGCCAAAGACCGTTTTGGTTCAGGTTGGGTCTGGTTAATTCTAACCTCTAATAACACTTTAAAGATTATGTCAACTCCAAACCAAGATAATCCATTAATGAATGTGATTGAAGGTGGTGGGTTTCCATTGTTGGGGTTAGATTTATGGGAACACGCTTATTATTTGAAGTACCGAAATAAAAGAGACGAATACATAACAAACTTTTGGAAAGTTGTTAATTGGGAATTTGTAACTAAAATGTACGAAATGAGAGTTGAAACCAAAATAACAGAATCTACCAAAATGAAACAAATATTAAATGAAGGTAAATCTGAAATGTGTTCAAAATCTGATAACGAATTTTACAGAATGTTATTCAACGTAAATCAAGATATTAAATGGACTTACATGAATGGTATCAATAGAATCCTCAAAGAAGTTTTTAATGAAAATTATATTGAAATTCCTCCAAATAATCAATTACCGGGTATTTATGATATTGAGGGACCTGGTAGGTCAGTAATTAATAAACTCAACACAAATTACACGGCATTTTGTATTTTATTAAAAGATTTAAATCAAGTTATTACAACTATACCAAATAAAAAACCAATTGTTTTTACCGATAAAACTCCTGCAGAACAGAAAAAAGAAGTTGAGAGATTTGTAAATGCATTAGGACATTTTAAATATAGAATATTTGATAAACAAAGTTCAACATTTATTAATTTATTAAGAACCTTAACAGAAAAAAATAATGCAGGTGATAAAAGAGAACAAATTACGTTATCAATCCTTAAAAGATTTTTTGGTCAAAAAGCAAAAGTTGAGTTGGTTGGTGAGTTAGGAAACAAAAAAGATGCAATTCAAGGTGTTGATTTAGAAATATTTAAAGATGGTAAGTTACACACCGCACAAGTTAAACCATTTAGAGAAATGAAAAAAACTGAAAGTGGAATTGAATTGGAGGGTACCGCAAGTGTTAAATTATATAAAACGGATTGGATGGTTTTTCAACGAGGAAAGAATGTTTTAGTGTTTGATAAAAAACCAAAAATTGTTGGTGGTAATTTTGTTTTTCCACTTGATTCACTTTTATATAGTATATAATAAACTAAACGATATTTATTAGATATGTCAGTTATACCAGAACCAGAAAGGTCAAAAATTTATACGAGAATAAAACATCTATTGGGTGCACCATTAAGAAGTGTTGAAGTCACTGATGAAATGATGGATTCGTTAATGGAATTATCCATTCAAGATTACGAACAGTATATCTTGAATTGGTTAATTGATAGTCAATGGGTTAACTTGGTTAATCTTAATATGAGTGAAAAATCTGTTGCTCAAGCGTTAATCACAAGAACAATGGATTTTGAAAAACAATTCTCATATTCATACTCAAAAATTGTGGGGCTTCAAGCTGAAGGTCCTTGGGTATTAAAAAAAGATTATATTGTTCTTGAAAAAAACAAACAGAACTACGAAATCCCTGCAGGTCGTGAAATAAATGAAGTGCTATGGTTTAGTAATCGACCTATTACCGCATTTGGTATGGGAGGTATTGGTGCTGGAGCAGGTCTTGGTGCAAATGAAGCTGGTTTTGCCCAAGTGGGTAATCAGGGTTCTTATTATATGATGTCAGGGTTTGATTACTTGATAAGAATGCAAGAAGCGAATATTATAAAAAGAATCCTTGGTGGTTCTTTAACTTATAGAATTACTGCATTACCTGATGGTAAAAAAGATTTACAGTTATACAATGCGCCTGGTAGTCGATTTAATTGGAGTAATTATAGTCAATACGTTGGTAATGCTGTTTGGTATTGGTACTACGATGTAACACCTGATAGTAGAGCAGATTGTTTAAAAAATAATCCTGACGTAATTAAAATGCCAAACGAAGTTCCTTTAGAAGAAATGAATTGGGTTGACTTAAATGTTCCCGCACAACAATGGGTAAGAAGATGGTTCACCGCATATGTTAAAGAAACGTTAGGTCGAGTTAGAGGAAAATACAGTGGAAATTTAAAGGCTCCTGATTCAGAATTAACAATGGACTACACAAGTTTATTAACTGAAGGTAAAGACGAAAAGACAAAGTTGATTGAAGAATTGACAGGGGCTGAAGGTTGGTTAACAAGATTACGTCCTGAAAAAGTGATGGAAAAAGAAGCGTTACTCGCAGAAAATCTAAATAAACAAATGAAATTCAGAGCAATGCCTCGTCAAATATATGTAATTTAAATTATGGCAATTATTAAAACAATACCGTCAACAAGATTGATTAATGGTGAAGTTATTGAAACATCTGAAATTTCAATAGTATCTGAAAAAGAATACAGAACAAATGGTGAAGAGTGTGTTATTGTTAGAAATGTACAAGAGTCAACAATCATATTAGATTCAAAAACAACAGACCATATAGTTATAAAATCTATGACTTATTTAAAAATTAAACCAGATATTGGTAAAATTGATGAAGAGTATGATGAAGTAATCGCAGATAGATACTCATGTATTGAATTTAGATTTTGTGTTGGTAACTGGTATATTTTATCCAGTGACGGTCTCAAGAATTCCTAATTTTTCTTTCCAATCCTCTTCGGCAAAATCATAGATATAATCACAACTTAAACCTCTTCTCCCCCAATAATTTAATTCTTGTTCTGTTATATCAAGTACATCTTCTTGTAATCTATCTTGGTCACCATTACCTAATGGATGTCCATTGATAAGTTCACATTGTGATTTTGTAAAAATACCCCTATTTTCAGGGTCATTAACAATTAAGTTATTTCTAACCTCATTTTGAAATACAACCATCAATGGTTCCATTCTTTTGTTAAATGTAGTAATTGCTCTTGGTATATTATAATCACCTGTTAAATTAGGGTCATTTTCCAAAATGTCTTTGTGTAACATATAACAATTGATTTGAACTCCGTCACCTTTTTTCTGAACATCACCATGTGATGCTCTTAATCCATTATTCACATACATGATAACATCACCAAGATTTACCGCAAGATTTTCTTGTATTGCAAGTTCCATGTGAGCCATTCGACTCATACTATTACCCGATTTAGTTTTAGTTGTTAATCTTTTCTTATAGTCATCTACAGATAGTTTAACTTTTGCTCGTTGAGCAATCTTACTTAACGGTATTTGTTTGTCAAAAATCTTTTGTAGGTATTCATAATAATATTCAACAAATGCTTGACCATTACCTTCCAATAACATCTTTACCCCTTTATCTAAGAACTCCTCAATATATAATGGAAGTTTCTTTGACTTGATACTGTTACCTGTCAATTTGATTTTACCTTTGTCATCCATAACCGCATAGTTCTTACGAGCCAAGTTAATACATGAAGGCCAAACCCCATCCGTATCAAGTGCCATTTCTCCCCTCATGAAAATATCATTATACTCGGCAACATCAGCTTCAGGACCATAATATTCTTTACCCAACTTAACTTTCCAATTTAATCCACGACCAACATAAACCCTGTTTTTTGAATCATCAGGAGTTGAAAAGTTTACACCGTCAGTGTCCATTACCAAAGGAACATAACCTTTAGTCATAAAGAACTTAATCATCTGACGAAGGTATTGTCTACCTGTACAAGTAATCTGTTCTCCCATGTACATATCTCCCCAAGCAAACACTTGTGGTGCTGACAACGCCCCAAACATCGAGTTAATGAAAATCTTAATTGGTAATTGTTTATTACCATATGATTCTGACTTATTACGGTCGGTTTCGTAGTATTCTTCGGCAAGTTGTTTGTATTTGATACGAGTGTCACGGAAGTATTTTAACATTCCTTTCATTGCCCCCGTTACATCACACTTAGGAAATACATCGTGTACTAACTGAATAGATGGATATAACGAAGAAAAATCTAGTTTAAGTACATTCTTACTATAACCAACCTTAAGTAGTCGTGAGAGACCTCCTACGAAGTCTGTTTTACCTTGTTTGGCGGGGATTGCAAGTCCGTGTTTGTAAGACCAAGCTAACATTAACATTTTCCATAGAGTTGCAGTACCCATTGTAGATACTCTCTCGTATGTTGTTGGAATCATTGCAGCAAGTAGGAACGACCCCTGATTAAACTCTTGGTCAACCTTTAAGGTTTCATCTAAGTCATCATCAAGATACATCTCTACAATCTTATCACCTGTAATCTTTTTGTATACGTTAGGAAATTTTGTATCTAAATCATTATATGCAGGATTATTGGCCTTTTTGTAATTACCATTCTTTGTGTTTAACCAATATTCCTCTTTGTTAAGGAACATCTTACCGATATTATCGTGGTCAATATACACACGACTTGGTGATTCAGCATTGATATATTTGGTAATGTATTTTAATCCAGCCGCTTTAATACTAGAATTGATTGCCTGAGCTCTACGAACTGCGTGGATAATATCAATGACATTATAACCCCAAATTGAAGTTTGAGTAAATATTTCCACATCATTTGCAAGTTTTAACATTCCGTCTTTTCTTGTGAATGAATGTTTGGGGTGCAATGATTTACAAATCTTTTTTGGGTCAAGACCCAAGATTTTACAACGTTCAAAAATCCAATGCCAATCAAAGTTTGCAGAATTATATCCACCAATAATACTTGGTTTTAACTCGTCGATAATATTAAAGAATTCGATGATTGCTCCTCGCTCTTCAGATTCATCAATACATTCAATAACTTTGTGGTATCCTTTATTTGTTTTAATTCCAATCATAAAAATACGACCGTGTTGTGGTTCAAGAGAGGTTGTCTCTAAGTCATATACAAGTCGGGTGACTTCATTATAATTTTCAAAACCTTTAAATAATCGTTTTTCTTTTGAAATAAGATATTGTTCTACTGGGGGTAAAACAATGATTTTATCCTTTGTCTTTTCTCCCCACGGGTCACATCCACCTTCTCTAAAGAATTGGATTAGTTCACGATAACCTTTAAGAGATTTAACCATAAAAGTCATACCCTTTTCTAATCGTTCATCACCATGAGTTTCTAATTTATCAATCATAATCCCATGTTTGGTCATGGCAACTTTTTGGGCGGATTTAGAACCACCGTAAAAGTTAATATTTCGTAAATCACCAACCCAAGCAAATGGAGTAAATGTGTCTTTACGTATTTCTTTTCCTTTACCAGGAATTTCTTTTATTTTGTAAATGGAGTTGGATGCGTAGTCAAATTCAATTGCCACAATAAATTCTTCAGGGTCGTTGCCGTGCAAGAAAGATTCAATTTCTTCGTTAGATATCATAATACTTATTTCTTTGGTTCATTAGCTTTCACACCGTCGTGAAATTTACCTTCGTAAATAAATATAAATAAAAAATTGGATTAATCAAATTAACAACAAGCAGTTTCCGAAATAAAACTTGGTTGAATATTAATATATAATTCCTCTCTGATTGGAAGAATTAAATTTCCCTCGTCATTCTTAATTAAGAACTGACCAACATACCTACCTGGTGTGTTTGTGTCTCTTGAAGTGAATTTGTAATAGATATAATATTCAGGTGTCGCACCTAAAGGCAAGATAAGTGAAACAATTTCACAAGGGGCAGAAACAATTTTAGGAATTTCGGTCTCAACATCAATCATTGTAAAAAAAATAGTAGAAACTTCCAAGTCCTGCATCAGTTCCAAGTAACCCGCTCTACCATCTTTTACTACTTGCATTTTTAATACAGGTAACGTCGAGTTTTGTTTAATAAAGAATTCCATAACAATAAATATATTGCTATGACTCTTTTCTTAAACTTCTTTCATAATGTTCAAATCTATCATGTTCTGTTGGTGTCATAAGTAATAATCCAGGATACAACTCACCTTTCTTAACCAACTGATACATATGGCTCATCCAAGTTTGTTCAAATGGATGTCCCCATGTTACATCTAAGAACATTTTTTGATTTCCTGTTCTTGTAACAATTTGAGGCCAATTACAATAATAAACATCGCCTGTTACATAAGGAACTCCTTGAAATGAATTAACTGAATCATATACCGTTCTTGGAGCATTTGGGTCTAATCCTTGAACAGGTAATCTGTCTTTACCTGGCCAATACTTTTGTCTAACATCTTGAGGTACGTTGTACCATGACCATTGAGTACCATTGTCACCAAAGAATTCACTATAATTGAGTTTTAAAAAGTCAAAGTTTTCTTTTTTAACAATTTGTAATGTTTTTGAATATAAATTTGGAACATATCGGTTAAAACCATTTCTACATACATCTCCCTCTTTTGGATAAAAGAACATATCATCTTCAAAAAACAAATAAAAATCTAAATCTGTTTCATTTTGGAAATGTTCGGCAATCCATTGACGGCCACCACAAATCCCTAAATTATCTTTCTTAATGTGTTCAAACCCATTTTCTTCACACAATTTAGCATAGTCATCAAATGTTGAAGTATCACTTGAATTATCTAACAAAAACTTTTTAGTTTTTAATAAATAATCTTTATCGTAAGCATTCATGGATTCAATTAAAGTTGAAAATTGTTTTGGGCTATTAAATGTAATCACATATAAACCAACTTTATTAACATCTAATGTGTTTGTTTCTTTATGAATATTTTCAGATTTAGGTTTCAATTCATTATTTTTTAAATCTTCAAAAAACTTACCAACCAAACCATTAGATTCAATTTCAAAATAATTAACCATATCAGAGTGTTTATAACACATAATACTGAAGATTGATTCTTCAGTACCCATATAACCTTCATCTAAAGTTGTTTGCAACAAATTATAATATATTCCATTAATATCGCCAATAGTATGTTTTGGGCCACCAAAAAATCCACCTCTTGCGACTTTATTAACTTTTGAACCCGCAATAGAATTTAACTTATTATATTCAAAACCATGAATTTCAGTTTCAGCATCATATTGAAAACAAATAAATGAAAATTTTGAAATGTATTTTGACAAGTTATTTAAAACTTTATCATGAGTAAAATAACCTTGATGAACGGTATTTGTTAAACCACCATCAATCCAAAACATATATTCAGAGTCAAATTTATCCATAATCTTAGCATCGTGTAATAAGAATACCTTGGACATAACTAATGGATTATAATTTTCTAATCTACATTGTGTTGACTCTTTTAACCAACCAGATAAATTTTGCCAATTTTCATCAGTTCTAATTTTTTGAACTTTGCTAAAAAATTCAGATTCTCTAAACCAAGACATTGGTCTAAGAATAAATTGTGTATTGTCATGACTTCTTCTTTCAAAGACAAATTTTTGAAGTTCTTCGTCTCCAAAAATAATCATATTCTCATCACACTTTAAAAGTTGTTCAAACTTATCTAAATAATGTTGGTAGGGTCTTGACCAACCTTCGGTTAATTCTTCTCGACCGATATCCCAGATTCCTGTTACTAATGTTATCTTACTCATATATTTAATTTAACTCTTCTAATATTTTATAAAAACTTTTATTTAATCTTGTATGTTCTACCATATCTGTGCCAGCAACTCTTTCGTCTTCATGCCACCAAATATCAAATTCTAATGTAACAAATAAATCGGGATTGTCCATGCCAATCAGAGAATATATTTTAAATCAAGGTTAAAAATATTTTTCAAAAATAATCGTTTTTTTTATGGATATTTATTTTATTAAAATATTTATTCCAATAATTGTAAGTTTTATAATCGTTCGGAGTGCCCCAACAGATGTAATTTTCAACCTCAAAAACTTTAACTTTTAAACCATCTTTAATATTTTGATTTAAAACGTCATCAACATAAAATTCACCATTTGTTCTTATGTTTTCATTATAATTTTTCTGCAATCCTTCCATAAAATATCTTCCCTTTCTGAAAAACATTGTACCAATTATTGCGTGAGTGGTTAAAGGGTTTTCATAAATAAATTTTTTACAAGAAACATGTTTTATGTTATTATTTTCATCAACATCTAACCATGCATATGCGTTTGGGTTAGTTTTACTGGCCTGATTATTTCTAAAAGTCCAAACAATTACATCAATAGATTCATCATTTAAAAGTTCTAAGTATTTTTTTCTATCATAAAAAACACCATTATCACAAGCGGAAATTAAAATGGGATTTTCTAAGTTTACATTTGTTTCTTTAATACCTATTTCACAAGTACATGCCTGACCTTCAGTAGTTTCATTAATTGATATAATCTCTGTATTTAAAAAATAATTTTTTAAAGTCTTATCAATATCAAAATTATCAACATGGTCTTGTAAACAAATAAAAACATTATTGTCTGACTCAGGTAAACAATCAACGGCTTGTAAAATCATAGGTAATCCATCAACATCCAAAAGTGGTTTTGGTAAATCATACCCTTCTTCCGCAAATCTTGAACCTTTACCAGCCATAGGAAGTATCAACGTGGTATTTGACGGGTTTTTTATTTTTATTTGTGGAGCATTAATATTTGAGAAGTATTTTGACCAACTTTTGTAATTCTCTAAATCATAAGGAGTTCCCCACTGTAACATATTTTCAATCTCAAATATACCAACTTTAAGACCATCATTAATTAATAAGTTATAAAGTAAACTCACATAATATTCACCATTTATATTAATGTCTAAATCAATAAGTTTTTGTGAGTATTCTTTTAATAAAAGACCCGATTTAAAATAATACGTACCGTTTGATGCGTATTCATTCATTTTGTTATCAGTAAAAGGTTCTTTTTCTTTTATTTGAATAAGCTCCATATTACTTTCTTTACAGAAAGCATAATTGTCACTACCTAACATATGTGGGTGAAATCCTGTATAACAAGGAATTGCACCATCAAGATTTTTGTCATTTACATAATTAATAAAATTTTCAAAATCCCAATAAGTTCCATAATCACAATAACTTACAATTGTTTGTTTATTATTATCAATAAAATCAAATATTTGATGAATTGCGTTTATTGGACCCTTTGTATTATTAACAACTTCAAATATTCTACAATTTGGGGAAATATCATTAAGAATTTTCCTCATATTTGTTTGTTTTAAATGAATATCATTACAAATAAAAATAACATCCTTTACACCAGGAAATAAATCAACAACATGTTTTATTATAGGATAACCATCAACGTCAATTAATGATTTGGTTTCTTCATACCCAGCGTCTACGAACCTTTTACCAATACCTGACATTGGTATAATTAATTGAATATTATTATTAATCATATTAGAATGGCATATCAATGAATTTTTCGGGGTCATCAATAATTTTATTTATAATTAAATCATTTATATTGTAATTAGTACTACTAAAGTGGTTATAAAAACTAATAATTTTATCTTTAGTTGCTTTGTTGTTGAATATTTGGTTTGTGTCATGTGAAAAATTATAAAAATTAACATTGTAACTATCATAAACACAATTTGACTCAAGTATGTTAGTATCTGAATATTCGTTTGGTATTAGAGGAATATTTAATCTTTCTAAGATTTGATTAGTTATCCATATATTGAAATAAGGTGTTAAATGATTTTGTGTGACAAATAATCTTTTATTTTTATAATGTTCTAATATAAAATCAGATACTTTTATATTACAAATTTCATCTTTTTCTTTCAATAATTCCATACAAACATTCATTCTTTCTTCAAAATAAAAATCAATTAAACCATTGTCATACAAATTTATTATTTCATCAATTTTACGTTTTTCTAAAATCAAAGACATTATATTTTTCCATCCACAATTAATTAATGTTTGAAGTGTCCATCTTGGTGAAGCGTCTTCCCAATAAGTGGTATAAAATGATGAGTTATATACATAGGGAAAACTAATTTTTACACAACTGTCTTTTAACATTGATTTTAAATTCTCTGTACCATAAACTCCGTGACTTTCTCCAAGTGGTTGGTATATAAAAACATCACAGTTTTTAAGTTCATCAACATCAATATTTACTAATTTTTTTGTTTGTTCCCTATCATGATTCACATAGGATATTAAATCATAATGTTTTTTGAATTCAGTTAAATTATTTAATAATTCATAAACATAAATAATGGCCTGACAATTACCATACAGTATGCATTTTTTTTTCATTTTTTTAAAGTAATTTTAACCAATCTTTATAGTAATAGATATTTTCTAATTCTGACCACTTAGTATACACAATTTGACTATCTTCTAAAAGGTATACAAAATTGTTTTTATTAATAAAGGATGAAAACATAGAAAAACCAGAATATCTTTGAGATAATAAAACATTTTTTGAAATGGACATCAAATACATATCATAATATGTTTGTTCAAAATCAAATTCAAATGATGGGGTTTTTAAATAATAATCCTTATACATATTTTCCCATTTTAATTTTTCTTCCTCATCATCAGAACAAAATAAAATTTTTGAGTTTGGTTTTTTTTCTAAAAAAGAATCAACAACAATTTTAGTTAATTCATTTAAATCATTTAATTCTCTATAATCAATTACCTCGTTATTTAATTTAGACAATCTTACTTTATCTTCTCTTCTTAAGTGTACTGTTAAATCAGGAATAATATCTACTTTTGAAACATCTATAAGTTTTTTTGTTGGTTTAAAACTATTACAGACAGTATAAAAAGTTTCAATAAATGACTTCAAATCTATTCCCGATTTATTTGTTTTAAAAGGGGAATAATAACTCATAATTAAATTATCGTTTAATACGTATTTTTGATAAAACGTTATTGGTGATTCAACTCCACCAATATACCCATCAAAATATGATAAATTTAATAAATCCGATTCATTTTTTTCAATAAATGTGTTTTCAGGTAATTCAAAATATTTTAAAAAATTTTCATGTTTATAGTCAGAATATCTAACATCTTTAAAAAATTTACAGATGTGACCACTATTATCTAATTTTAAATTGTCTAAACTTGTGTTATCATCTTCTTTTGCGTGATAGTAAGATTTACCATCCCCATGATTACTATATAGTGGTTTCCATTTTGAACTAAAATCTGAGTTGTTTAATTTAGCATATGTTGCTATTAAAGAAAAATCAATAAGTCTATCACACAAACCAGATAGTGGTGAGTTAGTCCATATTAAAGTATTATTATTCATAAATTATTTAAGTATTTGCCAATTTTTGGGTATAGGATTTTCATAAATTGTGTAACCTTCTCTTTGGTTAGCATAATAATGAAAATACTTTGGGATTTGTTTTATTTTTTTGTTAGTTAAAGATAAAAAATAAATCAAAACTGAATAACTTGAATCAATAAAATGAATTTCTTTTGCGTTTTCTAAAATTTTAATTTGGTCAACCATAGTTTTTGAACCATCGTTTAATTGGTGGACATAAATGTCATTAGGTAATTTAGACTTATCAATATTTATCCCTCTTTGACTATCATCATGTAATACAATGTAATCTTTTTCAGGTAACAATTCATATTTTTTATTTTCACTATCGTCATCTCTGTAAACAGAAAATTCAGTTTCTCTAACTTTTAAATCAAGATTTTCAAACAAATAAAAAGAATGTGAAAAAGAAATGTTGTTATTTATATTTTTTCCTAAAAATGATTTCCATAACTCATAATCTTCTTTAAAACAACCAACTTTAATATTGTCATAATCACTCCACTCTGAATAATCAACAAATTTGTGTGTATCAAACTTTGTATCATATCTACAAGAATAATGGTCTGATTGCATACAAATCAAACAAGAACTATTGTATATGTTTTGGTTAATTAATTTAGGTATAACACATTTTATATTTGGTTTGTGTTTATACATTTCCTCAATAACAATCTTTCTTGGTTCATCTAATGCAAATATAATTAATTCATCGTACAAATTAACATAGTAATTACATAATGAATTATTTGTGAATAAATCACCAAATCCTTGGTGATGCATTATTGTTGCTTTCTTATTCATATTAATTGGTGTTATTTTTTACTTGATGGTCAACCCAGTTATATGTTTCTTTAAGACCATCAATTAATAATTTGAAAGGTTCCCATCCTATTTTTTCACGAAAAAGTTTATTATCCGATTTTCTACCTTTCACACCTAAGGGACATTTAAATCCATACTTATTTAAAAATTCATCACCGTAAAGATTATCTATTTTTACATTTTTCTGAGATATATCAATCGTCATTTGGGCTAATTGATTTATTGTTACCATCTCTTCACTTCCTATATTTACGGGTTCCATAAAATCACTATTCATCAAACGTTCTACGGCCTCTAAACACTCATCTATAAATAAAAACGAGCGTGTTTGTTGACCATCACCCCACACTTCAATAGAACCATTATCCTCACATTCAGAAACCTTTCTACACATAGCTGCGGGGGATTTTTCTTTACCACCTTTCCAAGTACCCATAGGACCAAAAACATTATGAAATCTACCAATTCGTACATTTAGATTATAATTTCTATGATATGCTAAAAACAATCTTTCTGAAAATAATTTTTCCCATCCATATTCTGAATCAGGATTTGCTGGATAGGCTGAAGACTCTTCACAGTTTGGATTGTTTGGGTCTAATTGATTATGTTCAGGGTACATACATGCAGAAGATGAATAGAATATTTTCTTTATACCGTATTTAACTGACTCATTTAATACATTTAAATTTATTAAAGATGAATTATGCATAACGTTTGCATCATTTTCACCAGTAAAAATGTATGCGGCACCACCCATATCGGCAGCCAATTGATAAACTTCATCAAATGAATCACCAATTACCTCATCAATATGATTTTCAAAATCAACAAGTTTTGTTATAATTTTTTGGTCAGGAGAAAGTAAAACGTTTTTAACAACATTAATATCTTTTAAGTCTCCCTGTACAAATTCATCACAAATTTCATTTTCTTGAAAGTATTCGTGTTTTTTTACATCACATATTCTGACCCAACACCCTTCGGATTTTAATTTTTTTGCGAGGTGTCCACCGATAAATCCACCCCCACCTAATACTAAAATTTTTTTCATATTAATTTAATATAATTTGCCAATTTGTTAAAGTTTTTGGTTTAAAAAACATTTCACTATAACCACGTAAACAATATGTTGATATTGTAATATGATTAAATAATTCATATTTACTATCTACTTGATATAAAAATGCTCCCCACACAGAATCCAACACATGAATATCTTTTGCGTTTTGAAGTATTTTAATATAGTCAAAAAAGGTGTTTGTTGACTTATTTAAATCAACTAATTTACTTGTAGGGTGTTTATCCCTAATACTTGAAATAATACTATCATTTAATCCGTGGTATAACACATAATCATTACCATGTTCTTCAACAAATTTTGAATATGTGGATTCTTCTAAGTTTAAATCTCTATCAAACTCAAACATTGATACTCTATTTGAATAATCAATATCATATGGTGTATAAAAAGATTCAACAAAAAACATATTTGCCGGAGCTCCTCCATAAGCGTTAATATACTCATGAGTTCTGTAACCATCATGTTGACCAAACATTAACATTGTTGAATTCTCACTATACAATGGTATAATTTGTGAAAGATGATTGTCTATTTTAAATTTTTCATGGTAACAAGCCTCAACATTAGAAAATTGATTTAAATAAAAATCGACAATTTCTTTAAAATCATCTCTCATAATTAAATTAATTTTTTTAAATTTTTTGGAAAAAATATTTATCAGGGGTAAACAATTAACAATATCTGTAAACCCTTGGTGAAATAACATTGTTCCGGTTTCTTGGTAAAAATAATCTTTCACATTATAAAAATTTTAACCAACTTGTGTCATTATATGTTTTGTCGGGTTTACCAAAAGTTTCATTAACTGCATTTACAACACCCATAAAACAGGATTCTAAATAATCGTGACCCGCAATAATACCACCTTGTTTTATTTTGGGTAACCACATATTGATATCCTCTTTACAAGAATCATATGAATGGTCACCATCAATATATACAAAATCTAATGAACTATCGGCAATTTCTTTAACAAATTCCTTAGAAGTTGTTTTATGTTTTTTAATAACACTAAAATTTTTTGTTCTAATATCAAAATTAGACTCAACAACATTCATTGGGTATTTATCTGAACAAGCGTCTCCTGGTGCGTATCCATTAGACCATGGGTCAATTGCGTGTAACTCCTGTAGCCCTTTTATATTATCTGCAAAAATAATTGTTGATTCACCTTGATAAGAACCAACTTCAACCATGTTTGTAATTTTATTATCTAAATCGTTTATTAAGTCAATCAACCCTTGTTTGTAGGTCGCGTTTCTACATGTCGCTTCATGTAATTCAATTAATTCAGTCATTTTCGTGTATTATATTATATAGTTTATAGTACTCATCACCAAAAATATAATGAAAAGTTATTTGTTTTTTTATTTCTTCGTTAGTATAATTCCAATATTTGGGTTCTCTTGGATTGAATAATGAACTATTAATTTGTTCAATATTATTGTCCGAACAAAAAATACCAACATTTGCATCTGCATATGGTGTTTGTTTGGCATTATAATCCCCATTTTCTTCACGGAAATAACCGTATTTACCTGAAGGGTATGCGTTTTTTAGAACCTCTAAAGCCTTAAAATTAAATAATGTTCCCGCACCACCTGAATGATAGTTTATACCAAAACCAGCACTATTTTCATTCAAACAACCTATTTTTATAATTTCATCGGTAGGAAGTGTTTTAACTAGCTCAATTAAATTTTTATAGTTAACAAAGCTATCATCATCAACATTAATAAACCAATCAAAATCTTTATAATTTTCAAATAGATAAACAAAAGATTTTAAATTCTTATCAGGGGCACTTTCATAAGTTTTATTATCCGTAACTTTTACTGTATGATTTTCTTTATCATCATAATCTGAAATTATTAAATAATTTTCAAAATCTTTTAACCAAGTATCTTGAATAATTTTAATTCTAGAATCTAAGTGTTTTTCAGATGAAATAATTGTAACTAATATTTTCATAATAAAGTATAATGATAATCTCTTTTATCCGTATCTAAATAAATTTCACCAACAAATTTATTATCATCTCTTTCCAAAGAAAATGGTTTACTCCATGGTTCCATGTCGTGAAATGAAGAATTCACATAAGAACTATCAATATAATTTGGGTAAATAATGTCTCTAAGAAAATGCATATCCCACCATTTTTCATACCAATCAACATCTACCCTATAATTTTTAGATGTATTGTATTCTATGCAGGAACTTTCCATATTAAAATTTGGTTGTCTTCTCATACCCCACATCCCACCTAAAATATGGTATTCGTGGTGTGGATGGTCTCTCATTATGTGTAGTATTTTTTTACTTTCAACCCACTCATCAACAGACACTTTTTCTCTTTCAGTAATTCTAGAATCAATATCACGAACAATAAATAACTCAACATCTTCATCATCATTTGGTAAAAATCTCCATTGCATGGCACTTATTAAAGGATTTGTAATTAACTTGAATTCAAGTTTATCATAATCAATATTTTTTTGAATTTCAGAAATATCAAATAACTCGTTATGATATAAGTAAATGTGCCAATTTGGATAGTACTTTTGAATTAAATTAATGTTTTGATACAATCCACTAATGTATTTGTTATGATTTGTTTCCATAACTCTTTCCCAATCTGAGGGCGCTTTATACAAACAAAAAGATATTACTCGTTTCATGTTAAAAACGTGTGTCTGTCATTTAAAAATTTATTTTTATATTCATTGTGTAAATTAACCCAAGTTGAATAATCAGAATCATAATGAATTGCCTTTTTTTCAGGACATAAACTACATACCTTTATGTGATTTAAAGCCTTGTGTTTATACCCAAACAAATGAGCTCTCATGGACATATCTGAATCGGCATAATAATATTTAAAGTCGGGGTGATACATACCAATTTCTCTAAAAATGTTTTTTCTATAAATTCCATAATTCATGGTTATTTCACCAATAGTATCATATTCATCAACAATACACCACCCTTTATTCTTTTGATTTTCATGGTAACGACCTGTTATCCAATCATCGTCTAAAATGTCAACTTTATTACCATATTTCCAATTGAATAAATAAAAATCGTATCCGTCTTCAATTTCTGAAATTATATCATCCCATGAATTAACTAATAAAACATCATCATTCCATTGACAGATTAATTCATGAGTAGCATGTTCAATACCTAACTTCATAAAGTCAGGATAACTACTTCTTCCACCAACCTCAATTAACTTTATCCTTGGGTGGTTTAATTGTTTTATATATGCAGATGTTGAATTATTTAATTCTCCGCCATCAACTAATACCAATTCTAATTTTTCGTGTGAATCAACGGTATTTTTAATTAAATCTGGTAATAAATCTAATCGTTCTAATGTGCCAGTAACAATACTTATCATACTATTAAATATATGGATTTAGATAAATTTATATAATCAGTACAAATTGCGTATATTTTTTTTGTTGTGGTAAATATAAGGTCAGTATCACTTAATAACGGAATTATACATTTATCATTTAAGTTAAGTTCTAAATTATGAACCCAAATATGGTTAGTACTTGTCAACACAAAATTATCTGATGTGTGACAAAAAAACATGTATGGTGTTTCATAGTTTTTCTGTAATTCACATAATCTTGACGCTGCATCTAAATTTTTACAATGAAACCATATTTTATGTTTTCTTTTTTCCATCCAAATTTCCGAGATTTCATAATCAGGAGTGTCGTGTCCTAAAAAAAACTTATTGTCCAAATAGTTAATATCCACCTCAACATCATAACCCGCGGAAATTGCGGTATCAATATATGATGGTGAATTTTCTCTACTTGGATTAGGCCCAATCATATTACCTCTATGTGAAATTAATTTCATATTTCTTCAATTCTAAGTGTTTTATCATCAATGAATAAATCGTAATAAGGTTTTGTAACATTTAATTCGTGGTGTTTAGCTCCCCACTCATTAAGTTGTTTTTTTGTTAAATCATACCAATTTATTTGTGTACGACTACCACGAGCTGTCCAATATACAATTGTATTCCCATCATCATATAATCTATTAATTTTATCAATATTTTCTTTGATAGGTTTGGCGTTGTGGTAGTTTCTGGGTTCTGGTATTTCACAGATTGTTTCATCTATATCAACATAAATGACTCTTGTTTTATTTATTTCCATTTTGCTTAATAAGGTTTTGTCTATAAATTTCTTTTTTATCGGTAATTAAATTATTAACTTCAGTTTCATTCAAAAAATACGTATTACCTAAAATATGACTACCAATAAAAATTTCTGCAGATTTTTCACAAATATCTGTAGACATAACACATTCTTGAATTGTCTCTCCACAACAAATAATACCATGATTTTGTAGTAAAATTAATTTAGGAAAATATTTTTCTTTTTTAATAAAAAGATTAACACTATCTTTAATTACATTTGTTAATTCTTCGCCAGGTTTGGCGTATGGAACAAAACAAGATTTAATACCATTAAAAATAACTTGGTCAGGAAACAATCTGTTTTGTGCAAATGTTTTACCTAATTCACTACATAAAATTTTAACTGTGTTTGATGGATGTGTGTGAGAAACATAATTAATGTTATCAAACCCCAATAGGTAAATGTGAAAACTTAATTCCATACTACCTCTTTTTTTAAAATTGTTTAATTGATTACCTTTAAAATCAAAAAATACTAACTCTTTTTTTGTGAGAGATTCTAATTTTGTCCCACTTGCTTTAATAATTAAACCATTTTTATACTTAGAGGAAACATTTCCTTCAAAACCGACACAATGTTTTGATACAGATTTAGATAGTTCTAATATTTTTTTCATTATTATAATTTATATTTGTTGAGTTTAACCATTATAGTTAAGATTCAATATAAAATATAATATATAGTCATAAAAAGTGTAATCATTATTTATATCAAAAAAGATTAATTTTTTATAATTTAAGAATGTTATCTTGTTAAATCTATTTTCGTCTTGTAAATCAAATTCAATTTTATTGTCGGATAATTTTTTTAATATATGTTTAATATTAAATGATTTATCAATTAATAGTTCTAAACTTAATTTAGGGTTATCGTCCAAATTTTGTAAGTCAATATCATCAATTGTGAAAAATTTTATTATAACATCAGAATTGTCTTTTTGAGGTAATATAAATTGTTTAAAATCAGATTCTCTATTTTTTATATTAGATAAAACTTGGTCAGGAGTATATCCTCGCTCTTTAACATCACGTGATATTTTCCACTTCTTTTTTAGTAAATCATCCGTATCCATATAAATTTTTAAATCATAGAGATTGTTTTCTGATTGGCTAAATAAACTATGAAGTCCACAAACAATTAAATTGTTTGATGGTGAAATTGGTTTTTTTTCTGTAAATTTTCCTGTTGAATGGTCATAATCAACTTGGTAAATTTCATTTCCAACTTTTAAATTAAAAATGTCCTCACTCATTTTGGTAATATGATTTGCATTTGGGTTTAAATGAGTATAAGTTTTCCAGTTGTTATTTGTTCTTTCCCATTTGTGATATCTATCACATTCTAACAAAAACGAATTCGTAAAAGAAATTTTTAATAAATTACTTAATATAGATTTTCCCGAACCAGAGTCACCACAAATGGCAAAAACATTACATTTTGATAAAATAAAACTATAATCTAAATTAAACAACGTATAGTTAATTTTATTTGAATTCAAATACTCATAAAGTAATGTTTCAGGACAAGTACCAAATAAATTAATTAAATTCTGAATGTTGTTATAAATGTTAAAATAATTGTTCATTATTTTGGAACTTCCAAAAGCAAACGCATCACAAATATAATTGTCCGTTGGGGTTTCTAACTTTAATTTGTCTATTTTACTATCGTCAGGAATAAACAAAGAATCTTTTTCAAAATTAAAAAAATTGGTGGACTTAATTAATAAATCAGGTCTAAGTCTTATTACTAAATCATATTCTTTTCCAGACAAATCCTCATTTATTTTTCTTATTTCATTTAACTTATAAAGTTTTGACCAATGATTTATTAGATTGTTAATTTTTTTATTCTCATCGTAAAAGATATTATCTTCAACAATAGTTGTAATAGGATTTAAAAGATTTTTGATATGATTTAAATCAGATTCACTAATTTGATTAAAATATTTATCCTCTAAATTTTCATTATTAGTTATGTGAAGATAAACATCAACGTTTACAAATTTACCAATAATCTCTTTTTTTATAAAATTAATATTTTCTTGGTAATTTCTAAGATAACCTGAAATTAATAACGCAACCTTCATCATTTTATTATTAAAAATTAGTTTTAAAACTATCTAAATTTATTTCCCACGGCGAATTTAACCCACCATCTAATTTAATACAATCTTTTGAATTAACCTTTTTACTCAAATATTTGGTATCATTATTCCAAGCGGTTAACATAATATCACTATATGAAATAGTTAGACAATCATTTTCCACTTTGGTTATCTCCCCAACAATATTACCAACCTTTACTCTCATATATGTTTTAAACTCACTATTTTCAGTGTGTGATGTGTTATCAAATAAGTTTAAATTAACTTTATTTAATGAATATAAAAAACGTTTATTTATATCTAAAAAAAATGGAGATATTATGGCTGTTAAATTACAACTTTTTTTGGAAAATAAAACATTACAAATACCACCACCTATAGCACCAACAACTTCTTCAACATTGGCAAATAAAAGTATTTTTTCTGTAGTTGTCATGTTTTCTGTGAATACCTCTGTAAAACCATTTTCAACTAAAAAATCAACCAAAGAATCTTCGTTGACTAATTTACGTTTAGTTGTGTAGTTTGTACCTATATTACTGAAATCACCGTGTACCCAACTCCTTCGTGAAATATAAATTTTCTTAGGTAAATTTTCTTGATTAATATCTTTACTTACTCTCTTAACAATTTTACGATATAAATCATAAATTTCATTTCTTGGGGGTAAATTAGAATCAAAATCATGTGTGTATGATGTTGATACTAAAATTGATGAATACTCAGTATCTTCATCTATTATTTTAATATCATTATCTGTAATTTCCAATATATCTAAAAACTCAGAAACAAATCTATAATGTTCTTTTTTATTGGGATTTGGATAATTCATTAATAATTTTAAATTTGGTTTTGTTTTCTTCATTTCCATAAAACTTATCAAATATGGTAATGTGTCATAAACAAAATGAAAATAATTATCGGTATTATAAATGAAGTAGAACAAACTTTCTAACTCAAAATTTTTAGTTGTTTTTTCCTCACCAAATTTAATATCTTTTGAAATTCTTTTTAAAGACATTGTGGTCTCTTGAATAGGATTAACTATTTGATTTGTTTTGTTTGAAATAAAAAAAATATTTGGATAAAATAAGGATTCTCCAGTTGGGATTACATTTTTTAATTCATAAACATTTATTTCTCGTTGATTTGAATCAACTGAAAATAAATTAAGTTTATCCGTTATTTCTTTGAATGATACAAGATTCATTTAATTTAACTCTTCAAGTATTTTATAAAAACTTTTATTTAATCTTGTAAGTTCAACCATATCTGTACCTGCAACTCTTTCATCTTCATGCCACCAAATATCAAATTCTAATGTAACAAATAAATCGGGATGGTTTCTATACATTAATGTCATTATGTCTTCTTCGTGATATAGTCTTTTATCGTGTTCAGTAACTTGATAAACATATTTTTTAAAAAGTGTGATTATCTCGTTTAATAATTCTTTTTTTCCACCAAAAAAACCACCAATAATGTGTCTAGAAATATCATGTTTATTAAAATGTGATGGATTGACAGTACCTGACCAAAAATTTCTTGAGTTTTCTTTTGAAATAATGATTATTTTATCCCCACTTTTAGAAATTAAATTTTTTAAAAATGTGTTATTAAACAAAGAACTTTCATAATACTGACTATTATGAATACCTGTTTTTGCCAAATACTTATTTGGTATTAAACCACAATGGGACAAACCAGCATCAACCCAATAATAATTGTCGTAAGACATATCTTCCATTGATAACCATATAAACTTCATGTATTGTATTTCAATACATCTATCACCTTTTTTAATTCCTTCATAGTCTTTGTATTGACCAATCAACTCAGAAAATTCATTTTGGTTTAAATCAAATTTGACAAATTTGATTTTTTCAGGATTTATATTATGTTCATTATAGAAAAAATTAACCAATCCATTGTACTCACTATCAGATGTATAACATAAAAAATCAGCATCAGTCATTTTTAATAATGATAATAAACTCCAACAATAATGACCATGTCTATTAGGTCTTCCTCCTAAATCAGTTCCATGTAAATTAGAATAAATTGCGGTAATAATTTTAGTTTTCATATTTAAATTCTTTATGTTCGTTGTTTTGTTTAGTCATTTGATTACGTTCATAATCTAAAAATTCTTTTGGAATTTTATATGGTGAATATAAGTTCCAATTGTATGTTTGCATATAAAAATTACTGTGAGAACCTTGTGTTACATCTGAAAAATCACTTTTTTGTGGCGCAATTGGTAATATTGGACAGTAACTTTGTTTTTTTAATGTCACATTCTCATAAATGTATTCATCAATTGGATAATATCCTTGTAAATTATCAGTAATAATTTGTTTTACATTATCATATATTGATTTATGATATATAATCATATTTGTTGCAAACACACCTCTATGTCTTTCTTCTTTGGGCGGAAAATTAGTAATATCAATTAATAATTTATGGTTATTACTAACATTAACAGGTCTATTATGTGTTGGAGATAAATTTAAAATACCAAATTCAGTATTCTCTAACTCAATTTCCAATTCTTTAATAAATGATTTTGCGTATGGCATAAATGAACAATCATCTTCTATAACCATAACATATTCATAATTTCTTTCAATTGCAATATCTATAATTCCAACATGAGATAATGTACACCCTAAATGACAACCTGTGTCAACAGCTTTAAATAATTCATAATCCCACCCAATGTATGACATTTCTTTTTGTATGTGTTCTAATCTGTCAATACGTTTTTCTAAATTTAGAACAAATTTTGGTATTTCATTTAATCTCATATCTTCATATTTTTTCCCAATTTTCCCACACAAACTCATAATCATAAGTTAATTTGTGTGTTAAAGTTAATTTTTCTCTTATCCAATTTCTTAAATTTACAGAATCTGGTATAAACTGATGAAATTGTACCTGTATGTT